ATCAATATCAAATCTTAAATATCCTTCTTTTATAGCCATATCTATAACAAACATGAAAATGTATTTCAATACAAACTTAAAATATTGCTGTCTTTTCTGGAGATGTTTCAAAGTAGGTAAACTCATTTCTTCCGCACCAGCGCGAATCGTTTCTCCTCCCTCACCAAACCAAAGATTAGGAAATCCGGCGCCTCCAAGTATCTGCATTTTAAAAAGATTAGCTTCTTTAGAAGCGTCATTCGCTTGTAGTTCAGGAGTTGCGGCCGCCCACTTTACTTTTTCGTTATGAGCCCTAATACTTCCTGGCTTAGGAATTGCTTGATTTTTCAACCAATCTTTTATAGCTTCATCGTTTGCACCTTCAAGAGAAACGTCCCAAACAAAATTGTTTAGAATATTAGCGCGTTCTAATCTCGCAAAAAGAAACTGATCATATCCATCAATCCAATCCGCTAAGCATAATAGATCGCTACGCCTCTTAATGCGTTAGAAACTTTATTAATCGCAAATACAAAAATCTCACCTTCCAAATTTCCACTAGGTGTTGGATTAATAACTTTGAATTTTTTTGTATTTCCTTTTCTATCTTTTTTCAAAACAACTGTCCTAAGAATTTCAGGATTCTTTCTATCACGAATAATTTTATTTATTAATGTTGGATCTAAATATCCAAGTTTAACTCCGCCATTATATTTATTAACAAATACCGGATAAAATTGTTCTCCATAAAGACCAAGTTCCATAGCTTTTTGATCTTGCTTAATATCCCAGTTATTAATTGGATCATTCCAATGAGCTTCTAAAACTTTTTGAACTTCTTCATCTTCTGCTTTGAATGTAAATCCCTCACCTACAATAAAATCTTTTGTCATTTCAATAATTCTATGAGCAAGTGGATTTGAATCGTAAAGATAAAAAGCGATATCCTGCATTCTATCTTGCATAATAGGATCAAGATCGCGATTAACATCTTTAGATAAAAGAGACCAACCAGAATCATCGTAACCATACCCACCTACAGTAGGGAAGTTTTCTTGTATATTTCTCTGGTTACTTTTCTTCGTATGAAAATTTTTAATACTGCCTGCAACTTTAATTTGTTTACTTCTTTTTTTTATGGGTTCCATATTAAACTTCTCCTTTTTTGCGAATTGAATGCCATCGATAATCGCCTTCTCTTTTTTGGATCAGGATCTTTACTGTATATAATAGCGCTAACAGGAAGTGCCGGAAATTCTTTCACACAAAAGAATTCTAGGCTAGTAGCTGAATGAGTATATTTAGTTCTTCTTGCTTCAATTTCATCTTTATTTTTTCGTAAATGATTCTTTAAAGAATCTATCAAATTAACGCATTTTCGGCTTATCAACATTCTAGGATTACCTAATGAATCTTTTCCTTTTAATAAAAGTTTTACAGACCTTCGTCTTTCTTCAAGACCAGCTTCTTTTATATCTATTTTCAATCCGAGATTAGAATATGTATCAACAACACTTTGACGCGAAGTTCTTTCTCGTTTCTTACCTTCAGGATCTCCACTAGCTTTTATCTCCGCTATTTTTCCAACGTACCCCATTAATGTAAGTTGTTCTTTTATATTAGCAAAATGCTCATGAGATAAAAGATTTCCTTTTTCGTATTCATCTATCACAACAGGCATTTTCTTTCCATCGCCATCCCTTATGATTTGAAGAAATAATATTGATTCAGGATCATCTAATCCAAAGTCAAAACTTAAATAAAGAGGTAGTCTTGGATTATAAGGAATATCATCTGGAGGACAATGTTTCTCTTCATTGAACTCGTGATAAATTTTTAACGTAGCTGATTTTTCATAATTAATATCAAGTTCTCTGGCAATATCTTCATCAGTCATATTAAGCGTTTTTTTAGCGTACCAGACAGCATTTTTATTAGGGTGTCGTTTCCAATGATACGTAAGAATTTTAAACGCAGGCTTACCATCAGGGCCTTTCATATTTCTAAGTTTTGAAAACTTATGGTCGTTACCGTCTACAGGTGGCGTAGAGTTTAACACAATACAATTTGAAGAATTTACTACTGATTGCCACATTTCCTCTAATACTCCTATCATACCAGCTTCATCAATTAAAATAAAACTGTACTGCATATCCCGGCCGGCATTCACATTCGCGGATTCTCCTGATATGTAGGAATTATTACTCTTACACTTAAATGATAAAAATGGACTATCAGTTCTCATTTTTAAATAAGATGGTAATCTTTCATTCATAAAATCAAGTCTACCAAATAAAGACTTTGGAGTTTTTCCGGGATCCTGAACCTCAGATTCTTTTCTGGAAATATTTAATGACATCCATCCTTCTGTAAATAATACCTTATGTAATTGCCACGCCATAATAGCCCATGATATTCCCATGTCACGTGACTTCTCAACAATAACATTGTAACCACCTTTTACGGCCTTATTCAATTCATCAATAAGTTCAATCAAATGAGGCCAAGGTACCATTCGGAAAATTTTATCTTCTGATTTCCTAGTATCGATAACATAGCAATAATTATAGATAAAATACGTATCATCTATTTTACATCTATTCCATTCCTTTATTGCCTGTGCTTTAATTTGTTGCTGGCTGATTGTCATTTATAATCTCCGCTCTGCCTGTGCTATCTTCAACTTTATCAGATAATAATTTAATACTCTCCGCATCCATCATACCAAAATCTTTTACTGTTTCAGGTTTCCCCATAAGCGATACTTCTAATTTGATAAATCGTTCTAGCGCGGCATAACTAGCTTTACTTTTACTTCCAGTAGATTCTTCTATTTCTACCTCTAATTGTTTTTTAAGTTTATTGATTACTTTACGAACAGTATCAAGTAGATCTGTTTGTCTTTCCAAAAATTCTTTAGTAAAATTCTCACTTATTTTTTCACGAAAAACAGTGAGCCTTTGCACTAAAGGTTTTATTCCTCTGGCCGGATCTCCTTCATCGAAATACTTCTTCGCAGTAGGAAAAGATATTCCAGCTTCTTTAGCCGCTTTCGTAATTGGCATACCATTTGAAAGTGCTACGAATAAGTCATCGATTTTGTTCAATGGTAACTTGTAACCTTGCTCATACTCATGGTGAGCGGGTTTGTCTTTTCCTAAATTATCTAAACTGTTTGGATTCATTGCAGTACCTCCTCAAATAAGAGTTCGTTGGTTATATTATTAAATTTCAATTTATCGGTCTTTTCTATAAAATCCAATTCATCTGTTACGTGGTTAAATTCATACTTAAAACCAACCGGAATAGATAAAACATCTATCACAGTAATGGAATCAAATATGTTTATTGTTATAGGAATATCTACTTGTATATTTTCAGATATTAAAATTGCATTTGACGTTTCAATCGATACGCTACCAATGTATTGAATTTCAGATATTGAAACAGAATCACTTACAGATAAATATAATATCTGATCATAAATATTGTACGTATTGCTTTCAGATATTGAAACAGAATCGCTTACAGAAAGTTTTAATAGTGTAATTTCTAATGTTATATTTTCAGAAATAGAAACTGAATTAAATATTGATGTATAACTTTTCAATGATGGATGTGAAACAACATCTGATATTATTATTGAATCATTTAAAGTAATATATAATTTATTTATTACTGTATTAATATTTTCATTGATAGATATCGAATCGCTTACTGAAAGATTTAGTATTGGAATAATTAAATTTATATTTTCAGCAATAGAAACAGCATTATTAATAGGTAAAAATATTGCATTACTTAATATCACATACTCAGCAATACTGATCGAATCACTTATTGAAAGATTGAGAACTGGTATTAGTCCAGAGATGTTTTCTGCTATCGATACTGAATCAGAAATATTAATAGATAAAGACGGTAAGAAGAATGCTATATTTTCTGCTATAAATATTGTATCTGATAAACTAAATAATAAATCAATTAATTCCTTATTATATTCTGCGATAGAAATTGTATCTGATAAGCTAATTAATAAGAAATTAATCAATTCTTTATCATATTCGGTAATAGATATGCTGTCTGATACTTCTAATTGCAGTAAAGAATGTGCTGGATTAACATATTCAGATATAGATATGGAATCACTAACATTAATCTCTAATGTTATCGCTTGAAGTCCTTCGAACGCGAGATCTTCCGCAATGCTAATCGAATCAAATGGTTTTTTAGCAAGAGGCATATCAGTTTCTATATCTTCATCAATAACAACAGCATCTCGATAGTTAATAGGGGGATCATATATAGAAACAGTATCAAAAACTAATAAAGATATAACCGAATGTACTGGATTAATATCTTCTGCGATAGAAATCGTATCTGATATAGAAATATATAGTATAGGAATAATTAAACTTATATCTTCGGCAATAGAAACAGTATCAAAAACTAATAAAGATATAACCGAATGTACTGGAGTAATATCTTCTGCAATTGAAACTGAATCGGAAACAGACACAGATATGAGTGAGTGTACGACATTAATATTCTCAGAGATAGTAACTGAATCAACTATAAGCCCTGGAATAGTATATACCATATACAATCTAGGTCGATAGCTAGATGTTGCATACTCAGAAGCACATACACTCATGGTATACAATGATCCCGTTGTACCCATCCTAGTGCCATAATTAACTTCCTCTCCATCTATAAAGTCTTGAAGTAATTGTAAGAAACTAGCACTATCCCAATAAGTGTAACCAACATTGGGTGCAGAAAAAGAGTCAATGGAAGATCCTGTATCAGTTCCTATACCTCTAGCACCGCCCGTAGTCCAATTATTACCAGCACTCCAAGTACCAATACGAGCATTGCCGGGATCTGAAACCCAATCTCTCAATACTTGATATAGGTATAATGTATGCTGATACCCTCTAGCTCCATGCCTTATTCTCATTTGACAAGAAGTAAGAGTAGCACCCTCAAAGTCTGTTAAATCCCATTTAACTAACTGTGCCTCACCAGATGAGTTGGATAAACTTTCTACCGGATCTGTAGCATGGTCTACATCATTAGCTAAAAAAGTGTCGATACAGCCAGTATAACTATCTACACCTTGTTGCATATAAATAGTAGCATTGAATATTAAATTACCATCCTCACTATCTAAAGAGGTGACTGGGACAACCTCGGCATATTTACCATTTTTATAAATTATTCTTTTCTTCCAACTTCTATCCTCATTAACTTGTTCATCCAAATAATTATCATCATAAAGAGTATGTTTCGCTACTGATTTGGTTATCATATGCTTAACTTTACCATTTTTAATAAATCTTATTTTACCTTCAGTCTCAAAATCTTTACTTTCAACCATGTCAGATTTAGTTAAATCCATATTGTAAAGGACACCTATGTAGGTATTTTGAGCAGTCCACCCGCTAGGTTTATTAGACTTTAAATAGTTTTGAGCTTGTTGAGATAAGGTAAGAATATCTTTAAGCATATCATTTGTATTAACAGCTCTAATAGTATAGGTACATCCCAGAGGAAGCGACCAAGAAATTTCATTACCGTTCACAGTGGGAGAGGATAAAGTTAAATTAGTCTTTGTAATTTTTTTCTTTGTATCTTTATTGAAAAATCCAATACCTATAATCTTTTGAGTAAATATATCACCCATATGATTGAACTCATAAGTTCCATCATTCTTTATATGAAGTTCATATACACCTTTTTTAACTTCCCAATCCCAACCGGGATCATCGGAAGGAACTATGGTATTATCGCATAACTCAAATTTACCATCCTTTTCATAATACTTAGGATAAGCTAATACAGTAGCGGCTATTTGATTATTGCCGATATCTTCTATTTCTGTATGATGTTTAATTCCTCGTAACATATACTAATCCTTTATATTAAACTATTTCAACTCTATTATATTGATTTCCTAAATCCATACTAAGGTCGCTTGTTGCAGATGTTGATTGACCATTATTCTCTGCTATTGATATCGTATCTGATACAGAAAGATTTAATATCGGAATAATAAGCGATATATCTTCTGCTATAGATATTGTATCCGATGTATTAATGTCTGTTGATGGAATTAATAATGATATATTTTCTGCTATTGTTATACTATCTGATACGTAAATATCTAATGATGGAAGAAAGAACGCTGTATTTTCTGCGATAGTTATTGAATCTGATGTAGAAAGATATAATGTAGAAAGTATAAACGATCTATTTTCTGCTATTGTTATACTATCTGATACGTAAATATCTAATGATGGAAGAAAGAATGATATATCTTCTGCGATAGTTATCGAATCGGATGTATTAACTTCCAACACATCTGATGTAGAAAGTTCCAATGATAAATTTTCCGCAATAGATATTGAATCTGATGTAGACATACCATCTTCAAATGTAGTAACTTCGAGATAAGGATCTCTCCCTGTTCCTGTATATGCTTGAGAGTACATATCACAATAAGAATCATCATCAGGTTCTTCATTTGTAGCGTCATGCCCTTCTCTTAACCCAAATTTACTATACCCTGTTTTATCTACCCAAGTTAATCCTGTAGAATTTAACTCCCATTCATTATAACCCCACATATACGTGTTTAGATTCTCTATTAAAATAAATGTGTCACTACCATAAGTAGGATCTGTTTCAGCACCACATTGATTATAATCCGCAAATACTAATGTAGTAGGATCATTTTGAGAAGTTTGAACAACGCCAATCCAGTTAGTTCCATCTCTATCTTTATTATACAATGATATCAGAGCCGCCATTACAAAAAGTGAAGCAGAAGTTATTGTATCAGTATCTTCAATACCAGAAGTATTTATTGGTACGAAATGTCTAAAAATAGCCCATTTACCTTCAGACAATAATGGCCCTACTTCAAATGTTGATAAAAAATCAAGATCATCACCAGTTGTCAAACCATGAGTAGTAGCCCAATCCTGTGGGGTATTATGCCATACAGCGGCATTACCACCACCCGACCAATAATCTGTAGGGTGATCTGTATATAAAGGATATACAGCTTTCTCTAATATATCAGAAGTTATTGTCTTACGTAGATATGTCTTACCATCTTTTTGATATAATTCAATATCAACAGATTTCTTTAATCTACCACTATCCCATAATCTCGCACTTTTAAAATAAGAAAATTTATTATCTTTTCCTATACGAAGTGTTTTATCTTTAAATTCTAATTTTTCTGGTGAGACATCCCATTTAGTATTATCAGGTTTCGTTACTTCAGATTGTTTTGGAAGATCTAACTCAAAGTCAAAATGTATATCTTTAGAAGTATCAACTGGTTTTTTATTTATACAAATAACTTTTTTTAATCCTGCATAATAAGCGTAGACTTTTAGATCTATATCTTTTCCAAAAGCATCTTGATATAAAACGCTGTGACCATCTTCACTCTCAGAATAAATACCTTTCACGTGAGAAGTTATAGGCCTAGCCTTTATTGTATGATTAGCACCTTCATAAGCATTGTAAAACTCAAACCATCCATCAGCGTACTCAGGTAATTTTGGATGATAAGATGCTTTAGTATGTTTATATTGCTTAGTGACACTATCAAAAGTTAAAGACGTATCGATATCCTCAAAGCCATTACCATTTTTATAATGTATGTGCCTGGCATGAATGCGATATTTTTTCTCACCACCATTGTTATCGAACACCTTTTGATTGTATGTACGTTTATTAATTATCTCTTTCATATTATTACCATATTGTAGTTTTTTCTTTCACAGTAAATTTGATTTCTCCTGTACGTTCATCCGCACCGGAATTAAACTTCGCAGTAATGTAAGCAACGTAGTCCCCAATCGTGAGGTCAGCGGCTTTGTAATAAATTGTAGTTCCTGAAATGCTTGCGGTGGTAGATGCTAGGTATGCTGTAGTTGAACCTTTCTTCCAAATCTGAATCAAGCCACTCCCGGCATCCGGAGTTTGAGCTGCTCCATCTGTAACGAACTCGCCTTTTAAAGTTAGGTCGTCGTCTGCGTAAACTTCCCCATTGAATTTCGACATATAGTTCTCCTATCGTTTAACAACGTCATGCAAATCTACGCAGGTACCTTAAAACTTTTACGGAAACTGCCGTCCTGTTTGCAGATCGATGTGCTTGCAGAAGATGGAGGTGTCGCATATGAAGGGGTACTTCTTCTTAGCGAGTTTATGCCAGCCCGCTTTCTTGAGGAGATTGTTCTTGAGTATTTTATCGCAGAAATAAATATCTTCTGTTCCGGTTTCTTTTTGGTATCTTGCGCTTTCTGGATCAAACCACGCATGGCGCGGAGTCTCAAAGATCTTTTTAATGTTTCCTTTTATTCCAGGGACACTATATCCCTCAGATATTTTTGCTGTTTCTTCTAATAAAGACTTGTGAATAAGCGTACAGCCCATAGGTACTGCATCAACTTCAACTTTATCACCCATTTTCCATTTCCTATAAACAGAATTTCCTCTACCTCTGAATACTAATGGTGGAGGTGGTTCACCTTTAGCGTAATACAAACCACTCATTAAAGGCATATCCGCTTTATCCATATACGTATTCATTTTAACAAATGTATCTCCCGGGAGAATAACATCATGGTCAATGAATAAAAGCCACTCGCAACTTTTCTGAGTTAAGAAAGTATGAGCGACAATGTTCCTAGCGTCCGCAACGAGATAACCAATCGGCCCTACCTGAGAGTAAGCCTGCGCGATTTCTGCAAGGCTCCAATTGACAGGAGTGATTTGCCCCCACCTAGCGATCGCCCACTCGTACCGAATATGTCCAGTAGTGGGTATTCCGATAACCAATCTAGTTTTTAGTTCCTCTTTGTTTTTTATAATATGACTGATTGGCCTCATTGATGAGGGAACATTCCGATCTAGCGTCTTGCTTTTCTTTTTCTGTGACATTATTATTCTCCCTTTTTTCAAGAATGACTTCCATATTGGTAGTCATCTGATATGCGTTCCTAACTAATTTCCACGGCTTTGGTTTATAGATCACGTACAAACCATGAGCCGGGTCGAAGTACGTGAACGTTGCTTCATTTGCTGGATTGCAATGTGTGGGGTCTTGATAGAACCCGAAACTCGTTGCATAAGGAACTACTATTAATAATTGACCTCCGGGTTTCATAACTCGCCAAGCCTCGTTCATGAAATCAATCGTGAGCCATGGTTTGATATGTTCCCAAAGGTGAGAAAGTAAAATCTTGTTACAAGAATTCTTAGGTAATGGCCAGGGAAAGACCTCTGCATTATGTACGATGTCTACTCCCTGGACCTTACGCTTATCCATTCCTAAGAAACGCGGCTGCTTATTGTCTCCACAACCAACGTCTAATTCAATACCTGATTTCCTAGCTAATAACCGTTTTAACTCATTCTTCATAGGACGTTTATATTTCGCCTTCATATATTTTAGCACCTTTCCTTTAAGGGCGTTGACAACTGCTTACGAGAATCTTAATTCATAAGTAGCGTTTAATGTTTGATCCGTAGTCATCTGAGAAGTGGTAAACGTATTACCGGCTAACATGGCTCCAGCGCCAGCGCTAGAAAACAATCCAATCTCTCCGATAGTCAGCGTGGCTGAATTATCAGATCCATCAAAAGATACCGTACATCTTGCAGTACCTGTTGCAACACTCGATGGATCTACAGCCAGATATTTATTCTGAACACTCGTTAAACCAGTATCACCAGCTACAATACTGTCCGTACCTTTTCCTATAGCCGCAAACCCTACCGCATACGAACCTGTCGCACCAATAGCAATAGCCGCAATAGCATTCAAACCATTGTTCGTAAGAGTATTCCTACACCATCCAGAATCCCCTACAATTTTACCAGATTTCTTTTCTTTAATCTGTATATTAAAGAATCCTTTTATCCGGCCTTCTGAGAAATTTTTCCCATTACGCATGATATTACTCCTTTCAGTTTTTATCTTGAACTGTAACAGCAACGTGTTCGTTGACTTTCGCACTATCAACAAACCCCGAAGGCCTCTTCTTCTTTGTTCCCATAGACAAAGAAACGCCTTCCCGGATCCTTGAGGAATCACCGGGAAAGCGTTGTTCTTGCTTGGCCTTTTGCTTATTAATTAATGCGTCCAAATCAATTCTTGGTTTCATATAAATAGAATATACATTATATTTAAGCTTTTGTCAAGTTCAAGAAGTATTCCAAGCTACTCAGAATGCAATTATACTGACGAGAAATAGCTTTTATTTTATTTTAAAATAGTTTTCCAAAACTCCAATTCAAAGGTTAAAAGTTTTTTTGAATCTCAAATATTGCCTTTTCTATACAGCCTATATTTGAAATAGTTCAAAGCCCAAAAGTCGATTCAAAGCTAAAATTTGAGAGATTGGCACTCCATATTCAAACGGGTTTTCCTATTTTTACCGTCGAGGTTTATAGTGTATGGTATATATTCCAAACGAACGATTGCTATGTACATACATACATATATATGATATACTTGTAACATAAGTAAGTATTGCTCTTTGAAATTCTGGTGTATGTCATAGGAGAAACAAAATCATGACAAACAAACAAATGAATGAAATGTTAGCGAAAGTCGCAACCGGAGAAATGACACTTGAGCAAGTGCAAAAGAACTTGAATAAGAAACGTGGCTTGAACTACAGCGATGAAGATATCACATTAGTTGATGAAATGGACGGAAGTAAAGCATACTTCTTTCAGAGTGGTAAGCTTGTATCGTTACCAATGAATGTGACACGCAACAACGGTGACAAAGCGTCATTACTTCCGTATTACAAAACCGTTGGAGTATAGGAAGTAGCACACACGCACGCACACGCACACGAAAAGTAGCATAACGAATGACAGTATACCAGGATTCAGGAATTGCCGGAATGGGAGGGTTTCCCGTTCCGGTTTTTTCTTAACGGAGGGAATGACCATGAAAACGATTGCTGAACGTCAAAACTATATGAAAGAAATTGTTATTGATATAGTGCATATGAAAGAAAACGGAATGAATATAAATGATATACGCAAGGAATTACAAAATTGCATTGAAGATGCTATTCAAATTACAATGAATTACGATTTTGATACGTCAATGGAAGTATTGGAAACAGTAAAAAAAGTTTTCAAAATGAATTACGACCAATGGTAGAGTGAAAAAAGGAACGGAATTCGTTTTCCGTTCCTTTTTTTGCATACTTTTTAAAGACTTTGGATAAGATTATGAAAACTCGTAAGAAAACAAAATCAAATGAGATTATGAAACCATATCAGATAAACGAACTTGATTCTAAGGAAAGATATCCACAGGATATCAACACCTTATCCACAGATCAAAAAGTTATCCACAAGATATCCACATATCCACAAACTATCCACAGGTTGGATAGCGATATTAGACGAAATTCTCTAATATCTAATATAATGTCGATGGTAGATGGAAAAAATAAGGATGTAAACCAATGAAATTATTAGAATATCAGAATCCAAAGCAGGAATTCCACAATAAAATCGAATCCGCCGACCTTATGCGGAACGAGATTATTGTTGCCGTAATTCCGAAGTCGTTATCTTGTGAGATTTGCGGAGATAGAGTTAAGCACGTATGGGAAGATGTCAATTACATGAGAGATAACGGCACATTCATCCGGCATTGTTCCGCTTGTGCTGTAAATCTCCAAAGAATAAGCAAGTATCCCGACACCGTGTTACAGGAGATACTAAACGGTTAAACCGTTATGCCACTCTTATAAGATGTTAATATGATTATAAGAGATATCATAACAGTTTATGTAGTATTTGCTTATATTGTATACTTATATTATTGCAAAATTGAGCATATCAAAGAGTAAACAGGTGACCGCGCGCCATTCCTCCTTGAAATGTTGTAGATCTGGCACGTAGCTTAGATAAACCGAATAGATATTAAAAGGAGGTGAAAGTTATGGGTAAGAGATTAGCAGTTAAGACAGATGAAGAAGTGAAACGGAATGACGAACATTTAGAATGGATGAGAAAATGCTTAAATGGTTGTTTCCTGACAGTTACCCAAAGGATGACAACGAATAAGATTCCGAAACCTGGGAGATGTTACAATCTCCTTTGTAATCTGGTTTAACCAGGTCTGATGATGGAATATCTCAGTAAATAAGGGAGGTGATTTGGTATGAGTTTTATATCTAATACGAAACGTAAGTTTAGAAAGTTCAAGTTTGGCTGTAAGGTTATGTATGTTACAATCTTGTTTATGATGCTTATCAATTCCAATGTTGGGCGAGCGTTCACGAAAGATATAAGATACAATATGAAGCATTGGAAACAATTTGCTCTTTACACGTATGCTGATACGAAGATGAAGTTACCGGACTGGATAACTTGTTATATAAGACCATAAAACACAGGAGGTTATGAATATGTACAAGGTGAATGTTACTTATAATGCGATTGACTTCACGAATAAGGAATCAATCCGTAAGGCACAAGCGAAAGATTTTAATACGTTCCAAGATGTCGTTGATTATTTAGATGAGTATGGCGATATGAATATAGTTGAAGTTTTAATAACTAAGCAAGTTTAAGATTTTGTATATAGTAATAAAGGAGGTATTAATATGCTACGCTAAATTCCGAAATCGGAGGAGTATATACTCCTCTGGTCATCTGGTGAAACCAGATCTGATGATGGAATATCTGTAATGAAAGGAGGTGTGATACAAATGAGCAAAGAGAAAACGAAAGTGATACATGATTGGATGAAAGGATTAGATGATGATACGAAGATGAGATTTGCTATCAATTATAGAATCCCTCATAGTTGGTTTAATATTGCCAGTCAATGTTATCCAGGAGATAAAGAAGATCTGCAAGGTGTTGATTGGTATGATCTTTTCACATCAGCAGATCTAGGAAACTGGTCTCACGGCGGGAAAGTTTATTGTATAAAATAAAGGAAACTGAGATGAATAAACAAAAGAAGATCCGGTTACTGCTCATATTCGCTTTAATATTCGGGAGTATGAGTGCGTATGCCGGGGGAAGAAGTATTATGATAAAGCATACAGAAAGACTAGAATCGTTAAGCCCTGTTTTTCGTTCTAAGGTAGAACAATTACTTAGGATAGCGAAAACAGAATTTAATGATGACATTACGGTTGCGTGTACGTATCGCAGCCCGGAAGAACAAGATCGTCTGTATGCGAAAGGGAGATCTACTACAACGTTGCGAGGTGGACAATCGAAACACCAGAAACATATCGCTGTAGATCTTTATTTCGTGAGGGATGGGAAGATCGTTCCTTATAATGAGGATTATAAGAGATTAGGTGAGTTCGCGGAATCTCTTGGTTTGACTTGGGGTGGACGTTGGAAGGTCCCGTTCGATCCCGGTCATTTTGAGATGTAATTAATATTGGAGGTATTGAGAATGAAAGATTTTTACAAAACGAATAAGAAGTATTTGAAACTGGTTAAAGCATTGAAGGATGTATTAAGAAAGGATCTAATAAATTTGCTTATTGATACGATATATGAAGCAAGGAAAGACGGGATACAACAAGTATCAGATAAGTTAATGAAAAAGTAGGGGAGGTGATTTGGAATGGAATACGCGATATTGTTAGGTGGTATAGCAGTAGTTATAATTATAGTCTACATGACTATCTGGCCTATGTTAATACACAGCAATTTAAGGAAGATGGTTCAGTTGCTCGAAGATATTAAGAATCAGTAATCTAATCTACGAATAAAAGGAGGTGATTAAGAATGGACTTGCTTAAGAAAGTTAAATCGTTGGATAAGAATGGTAAACTCCCGCGGCTTTACAGCCAGGAGAATAAGAAACCCGAAGATGTTATTATCGCCTGTAAGTTTTTTGATCCCTGTGGATCATGGACTTGGTACGTAACAGAGGGAGATGTTTGTCCATATCAGGAGTATAGATTCTTCGGATTAGTTCGTGGGTTTGAAGCAGAACTCGGATACTTCGGATTGAAAGAGTTAAGAGAAGTTAAGACTAGATTCGGATTAGGCATTGAGATGGATTTGCACTTCGGAAAACATACTCTCGCAGAGGCACAAGCCAAGCAGATATGAGTGCGTTCTACGTTCCTAAGTACAAAGATGAATACGTTGTTAAGTTGGCTAAACGTCATGGATGGAAGGAGTGGAAACTGCGGAAAAAGAAGTTAGGTAGTCTTTACAATATATGGGTTAAAAGCCAAACTGGCCAGATCGAATTGGCTAAACAAGAATTCAATAACAATTCAAGTCCTGCTGTATAATCTAGCTTTGAAAAAGGAGGTGGATAAGCAATGGAAAAAGAAATGATCAAACACGCTATAGGAGATCTAATTCCTATAGAAGTTGAGATCGCGAAAGTAATAATTCATAATGATTCGCAGGGAAACGAAGTTGTATCTTATGAAGTTTATGGAGGAGTTGAAAAGTCCAGATATAATACCATGACAGTTAGACAATCAATCATAAAGTAAACAGTTAAATTATCTAAGAAAGGAACTAAAATGGAACCAGGAAAGAGTTTTGATAACAGCCGGGATTCGATGTCAGATGAAGAAATGCAAGCAATGGAAATACTTCAAAAGGTATATAACCATGAGCTGACGCCGTTCGGTGGTCTTACGGAAATGAACAAGATATTAGAAGCACAGGAACAACAACAGGAAGAATTACCCGCAATTAGTATATGTGGATAGATGAATGCCCGGGAATGTTCTGTTCCCGGGTTCCTGTCACGCAGAATGGTATCTGCGTTATGAAGAGAAACCTCGAAACAGGGAGGAATTATGAACGAGTATCAAAAAGAGTTACAGCGATTGAAACCTGATGACGAAATCCAACAGATGGTAAAACACGAGGGTATATACTACAAAATATATACTGCTGGGCATGGCTATCTCGTTGTTCCTAAAGGATATAGGCATTTTCTACAAGCGGTACTTATCTGTAAGTATGGATATGTAGGTAAGCTCGCGTGTTACCTAGAAGAAGATTGCGAGATTCAGGAGTTCTTTGATGCAATAAATTTAAAAGCTGGTGTTACAAATGGGTAGGAAGAATAAGAAGAAAATCAAATGGGATATCATTGAAGGAATCATGAAGATCATTGAAAAAGGATCTATGATTAAATCTTCAGTAGGGAAGACTGCTAAGAAAAGAATGGTTGTGATCCGCAGGTTAAGTGGATACGGAGTAATAGCAAATGAGATATATAAATACTGCAAGAAAAGAAAGGGGGATTTGTGAATGTATCTAAGGAGGTGATTAAATGCTGACGAAAAAGATGTTAGAGGATATGGAACCCGGGAAAGTGTTCGCGACAGGTGAGACAATTGATTCTCATTTAGGAATTAATATGACGAGTTCTGAAAGACAATTAAAATGGGCGGCTGTTCGTGGTAAAGGTATACCTGACTGGGCTATTTACATTCATTTCGCTACGAATGATATCTGGTATGTAGTACATTCCGGAGATAAAGTTTGTCAAGAAAGACACATTAAGAGACTGATAGATTGTGATAAGGAATCGTTTGAGTTGTATAGATTCTAATACCAAAAGGAGGTGGTGAAATGATGACGTTGAAAGAAGCATTACAATCTGTGGTAAATGAATGCCCAGATGAGTATGCTAAGACCTACGCAAAAGCCGCGATGGAACTCGGTGGTTCTAAAGATGGCAGTGTAGAATCTCAAGGGAATTTAGTATCTGTTCAAATGGAACCTACTGGAAATATGATGACGGGACCTGAAATGAAATCTCAGTTACTTTATGTCTCCAGTAATCTCCAGTATTGGAGAGGAGAAAAAGCGCGTGAAGTAAAAAAGGTTTTGAAGTTACACTCAAGATAATAAAACAAAAGGAGGATATGTATTATGGTAAAAGATATTAATGCTTTATCCGTAGCGGAGAAAAGAGGATTAGAACCATTGATCCGAAAGAGGTATGATGACGTTATATCTATACTCAGGAATACTGAGAGTAACGATATGCAGGAGTTAGTTGAAAAAATATCTAAGAAGTTTAAAGTCAATATGGCGTTGAAGAAGATCAAGCAACATGAAGACGCTATTAATGAAATCAAGGAAACTATAGTGAAACTAGGTTTTACTATGGGTAGTTTCGACCATTCTGTTACTGGATTCAGAAAAGAATATTGTGTACAAAATAGTACGTACGAGGTTGATTATACGAAACCCGCCGGGAAAATGTATCATAGCTTAACTAAAAACAGGAATGATATATCTTCCGTCGAGAAAGAACGAATGGAATCTATTGCTAATTTATGGTTAGCAACGCATAAGGAGGATGCGTTGAAACTTATACATAAAGAAATCGTTGTTCCAAAGATAAGGATAACTGTTCAATAATTAAATAACAGATAGAAAAGGAGGTGAGAAGAATGATAAGCATTAAAGGTGTTAAGGTCAAAGCAGTTAATATCAAATGTACTGATGATAATCGTAATGTGACCGGAGATTATGTAATATTATCAAGTACAGATAAGGTTATCGCAAAGCAAGGTTTCAATGGGTATAATGAAATCGCGGTAGCGTTATCACCTGACACAGAAGTATTGTTAGATAATTTTTTATCTGCAATGGAAAAGGATGTTGAAAAGACAACTGGTTTATGTTCTGATGAAGGAAAATAACGAAGTAAAAATCTTATATAAAGGAGGTGATTAAGAATGGACTTTAATAGAGGAGAAGCGATAAGAGAATCTATCGCAGAAAAGAATGAGGTCAGAGAGCGTGACGCTAAACGTGAAATATTTAGCGCTATAGATCAGATCGTTGAACAGCAGAGAATTATTACTGAGGCTGCTAAGAAGATCGTGGAACAGAGAGAGATACTTAAGAATGTATCTTATAAAGAAATTGATCAGAACGCTATTATCGGCTAGTCGAAACCCCCGTCATTGGGGGGTTATGGAAGATTGACCACTTTCATCTGATGATGACAGGTCACAAAGGAGGTGATGTAATATGAGTGGATATAAAGAAATTGATTCAATTCCGGAACCTGATTCGAAAGATTTTAGGTTGCTTGAAATCACAAGAGTAAATCATAAACCACATCCGTATATGATTGGACCGAGACTTGTCGGTTACGTTTCGGATAACTGTAACGGGATGCTAGGAGTTTCAGCTATTGAAGAAGCAGAGAAAACTGGGATACATTGCGCTCATCCAAAATGTCGATTAAGTCATAGTGAACATACCAGCGACAAAGTTCTTTTCATCAAGGCACTTGTTGATAAAGAGTTAAACAAACTAGATGGCTTAAATGAATATCTTTCAACAATAGGAGATGCTCTTAAGAAAATCAATGTTGATGGAGTCGCGTTTGTATCTTGTAAGTAGAAAGTATAATGAAAGGATATTAAATGGAGAAGATGATAACTTGGATTAAGGAATTATTAAGATACTTTACAGCTTGTATAATATTAATAATCCTGTCTTTAATATTTCTATTTATTATGTTTGGAAAGGTATAACAATGAGTGAAAGACATTACGGTTTGAAAGTGGGGGATAATATTACTTATCCATATGGTAAAGGAATTTATATAGTAGTTGGTCTTGGTTGGCTTGATAATAATGGATGCTATATAAAAGATAGTTCCGGGAAAGTTTCGGACGCTGTTTGTGAATGGTGTGCAAAAACTAATGAACAGTTACCGAAAGAAACCGAATCCGTAAGATCTCTTGCGGGAACTCACGGTTGGAGTTTTGTGAAGTGGCAGGGAGATATTAAAATGTTATCATTCAAGAAATATGATATGCGTATTAATGTTTACATCACTAAGATGACTGTCGCGACTAGCATTAAACATCCAAAGCATGGGAAGAAACAAATGTATAGGCGTCACGTTCCTATGTATGTATTGAAACAGATATTTATTAACCCAAGAGTACATACGGATAAAGGTTATTTCCGTAGAAAGGATAGGATATAATTGAAACATTTAAAAGAGTACAGAGGAGGATACAGATGCTTTGTATCCGTAGAAGAAGGAGTATATCAGCATGGATATAATAAACTGGAAATCTCAGTTGATTATACATTAGGTGGACATAACTATTTCTCTGGAAAACAAAACTCCAGAGGATATAAAGTATGTGTCATACCATGCTCATATGCCAATGGTATTAAGAGTTGTATGTTGTTAGGAAGTAGGAGAGAATCTGGTGGATATGCGATGATAGAAACTGCTAATAGATTGAACAGAAAAAGATTAGCAGTGTTAGCTGAGATCATTGATGGAAGAATAGATGATATCGCTAAGTCAGTTATCGCGGATGAAGTAAGCAAGTTCGTTGAACTATGTAAACCAGAAGGAGGTGAAGCAGTTGTCAAAGCCGATTTGTGTCAAGTGTGAGGTTGAACTTAAATGCGAGACTATTGGAGTAACTGTCGTTAATTTATTCTGCAAGAATAAAGAGATCAACTATTTGGTTTCTGGTGATATATGGAAGTGTTCTATCTGTGGAATTGAAGTAGTGACAGGTTTTGCGGATGGAAGTTTCGCAAGGCATAACGATGAAAACGCTAGAGCGTGTTGTGAGGATATCGTATCCCGGCATATTGAACAAGGTATAAGAGTAGTCTACAATAAGGAGAAACAGTTCTTATGAAATTAAAAGAAATAGATATCAATAATATCAATGCTAAGGATAACGTCCGAGCGGAGATAACCCAGGATTCTATTGAAGGATTAGTTCAATCCATCAAAGAACATGGGATCATCCAGCCTGTGTTGGTTAAAATCAACAAAGACAAGTATGATCTCGTTGCTGGATTCCGTAGGTTAACCGCGGCTAAAGCATTGAAACTAAAAACCATTCCTTGCGTCATAGAAGATATTGACGAGAAGGACAGGAAACAAGTTCAGTTGGTTGAGAACATTCAGCGTGAGAATCTTAATCCTATTGATGAAGCAATCGCATTGTCTGAGTTATCAACAAAACATAAAATTGAAGACCTCGCTATGATGATAGGAAAGACCGCGAAGTTTATTAATGATAGAGTTCAAATTCTTTCATTACCGGTAATCGTCCAGGAAGCGTTGAAGTTTAAAAAGATTTCTATCGGTCACGCGATTGTAATAGCGAGGATGAATGGAAAGAAAACTCAGATAGATTTCTGTAAGGATATTCTTCGGGATAAGATGAGTGTCGCTACGGCCGAAGAACATACGGAATCGTATACGAAAAGCCTTGGCTATGTTAATTTCAATAAGGAAGCTTGTAAAGGTTGTGATAGCAATGGTGCTAACATAAAAGATTTATTTGATCCGAGTGTTGAGCTTGGTGGACAATGTATGAATGAGGGATGCTTCAATATGAAGGTAAAGGAGTATGTATCTCAACGCAAAGCATATTGGAAAGGATTGAAAATTCCTATCATGTCAGAGAAAGCATATTTCTCTGACGGTGAGATGAGTAAGTGGTCGCACTTATCAGATTATGAGATCACTAGGATTGGCAAGATAGCTTTCAACGAGGAGATCGCTAAGCACGAAAACTTATCCGTGAGAGTTCTTGATTCCGGAAGAGAAGAACTGCTGATGAAAAGATCTACTTTCAAAACATTGGTCAAAAGGAATACTGCATCCAGGAGAGAAGAAGATTCTGTGGATGATACAGAAAAGAAGAAGCAACGAGATCAATCTAAGAAAGAAGGTCGCGTTGATTCAACTAAGCGTAGGTTTCTGATAGAGAAGCTTGAGTTGAATATTACAGCGGATCAAGTTACAAGAATTATGCTTGAAATACTTTTCGATTCAGAACATGGAACAGATCAAACCATATCGGAATTCTTTATCAATAATGAAAAGATGAAGAAGAAGAAACCTAACTATGAAATTAGGTATGATCTTCCTAAAACTCTTCGGGAAGTAAGTGTTGATTCAATATTAAAAGAACATTGTGAAGTTGCTCGTAGATCGATCAAGAAACATAATACAGATTATCTTGAGTTGATTGGTAGAGATATCAAGATAGATATGTCGCAGTTCAAACTCGACAAGGAGTACCTTGAGAAACATACCAAAGATAGTCTGCTCGCGTTACTGAAAGAACTTAAGGTGAAAGTTCCTAATAAGTTTGAATCAAAGGCCAAGAGTTATATGATGAACTGGGTAATTGAGCAGAGGATAAAGAGTGTTCCTAAAGAGTTATTAAAATAGAGAGGAGGTACAATTTGGGAAATCATAAAACTGTTAGTGGTAATCGCAAGATGGGCATACAAGTTATGTTATCAGCAACCGATTTGAAATGGTTAGAGAAACGTAGGGAGAAATTAAACCTATCATCTCGCAGTGCTGTAATCCGTTACATAATTAGTAAAGATATAGAAAACCCATTGTAAAATATGTATGTACGTATATATTTATTATTGTCGTAAGTGGTTATTTATCAATCACTTACGACAATAATTTTCTGCTATTGACTTGATACCGTTATACTGTTATAATATTTCTTATGATAAAAAAACATTGTATCATTTGCAATAGAAAAAATTATGCTAAAGGGTTCTGCGTTTCACATTATAATAAATTGAGAGCAGGACGACCTTTACAATCACCACTATGTAAAATCCCTCACTGCGGTGCGGAAGTAAAAAAACATTTGGACGTACAATTATGTTCATATCATTATCATAATCCGCAAGGTGGAAAAACTATTTATAAAAAAGATGGTGGTAAATGGGGATATAAAGATTATCGTAAAATACAATTAAGACAAAAAGAACGCTGTGATATATGTGCCTTTACAAAAAAACTTATCATACATCACAAAGATGGAAATAATAGAAATTCAAACTGGGATAATTTAATGACGCTATGTAGAAAATGTCATACAGATATTCATAAAAAAAATTAAAGGAGGTGATTAATAATGATAAGAGGTCAAATTATTAAAGCAGTCCAGAAGAAAGCCGATACATCCCGCCAGAAAATAGATGCTTCCATAGTATCGCGAGTTGCTAGTTTAACATTGGATGAAGTAATTAAATCATTAAAAAGAAAGAAGTAAGAAGGGTAAAAAAATATGTATACATTTCTGGATGGGGACGTTGTCTGTATCAAAGCAGACTATGAGGATAAGGATATAATCAAATCGATAGGTGACTACAAATGGCATAAGAAACAAAAGGTATGGCAATTCCCTGTCTGGAAATTACCGAAACTTACTACGTATCTAAACCTGACTTACGGTGACGATATTAAGGACGCACTTCAAATTGAATTGGATAAGAATCAAGCGCGACATTCGTTATTGAATATGGCGGATAAAATTAAGTCCGGAGATCTTCTTGCTCATGTTGGGAAAGGTTATCAATGTTTATTTGATAAGTTATACGACCATCAAAAGAGAGCATTACAAGTAGCATCTCTCTTCGACGCTTACGCTTTGTTCATGGAAACAGGAACAGGTAAAACACTCACAGCTATTAGAATGATACAACTAAGGAAAGTTCCTACACTTATTGTATGCCCGCTATCAGTAATTGAAAATGTATGGATGACAGAACTTAAAAAATGGGCGCCGGAATTAAAACCTTGTAATTTATGGAAGGTACTTAAAAAGAAAAAAATGTCTAAGAAAACTTTTTCTATGCTAGGTGATTCAAATGTTTTTATTATTAACTTTGAATCGTTTAAAGGAATGAAGGACGTAGATAAAATGGTAAAGATGATAATCGTTGATGAATCATCTAAAATGAAAACACCTAAGACAGCGACGACTAAGGCGCTGGTAGAACTCAGGGATAAGATTCCTTACAGATTAATACTGAGTGGATTGCCAGCACCTAATAATCTCTTGGAGTATTGGGGACAATTATGTTTTATAAATGATAAGTTGCTGGGCGATAATTTTTATCGTTACAGGAACATATATTTTAAAACAGCGGGGTATGGAGGATTTCAATACGTTCCCAAGCAAGGTTCAACAGAAAACATAATGGCAAGAGTATCTGAACAAGCGTTCTATGTAAAGAAGATTGATTGCCTCGACTTACCGGACAGAGTATTTGAAACACGATCAATCGAATTGGATGATATTCAACGTCGCGTCTACGATGAAATGGTTAATCAAAACATATTAGAATTCAAAGAGCATACTACTCTCGCGTCTAATGAGTTAGCGAAGATAATGAAGTTACGACAGATCACATCAGGGTTTACAATAACTAACGAGGATTTCCCTGTTAAAGTATCTGATAATAAACTTAACATATTGAAAGAATTTATACTGGACGAACTCCCCAAAGGAGAACAGGCAATTATATGGTGTCAATTTCATTGGGAGATCGATACCGTATACCAGACGATTATCAAGAATAAACGTACGGCCGGTAAATTGTACGGCGCCATGAAACAAAGCGAGAAAGATGATAATATAAAAGCGTTCCAACAAAAGAAGATCAACTTCCTTGTTGCACATCCGAAGTCAGGTGGTATGGGATTAACTTTTACTAATTGTAGTTACATGATGTGGTTCAGTCTTTCTTATTCGCAGGAGGAACACGCACAAGCTAATGACAGGATATATAGGATAGGTCAGAATAATAAATGTACTTATATATATATGCTTGCTAAAGATACTATAGACGAGGTTATATATAAAGCGCTACGCAAAAAAGAAAACCTTGCTAACAAATGTTTAGCGATGTTGAAAGGAGAAAAATGAAATATAAAAAATTAACTATTGTTTTTTCCGTTGAAGTAACCGTTGGGAATATGGGATTAATACGTAGAATTAAACCTGAACTATGCGACTTACTTGCAGTAGGTCAAATAGCAGACTTGGAATATGAGCTAGAAGCTACCCATAATACTTATTTCAATGAACATTATGTAAAAGCATTGACCATGTTATTTAATGGCAATAACATGATAGGCCAACCTAAGCTACTACTTAACTCGGACAAAATGATTGGAGTGGGATAATGGCAACATATATAAAAATTCCGATATGTAAAGAATGTTACGATGAACATCAACTTACTAGTCAACTTTGGACTAACACAGATCAATACAACGATCAGCCTTGTAGGTATTGTAAGAAAATGACACCTCATATAACAGAAGCATACGAGATGAAAGAAGGATATAAACAATGTTTATAATAATAGGTGTAGGAACATATATTATAATTCGAGGTTTAATTTTAATGTTAACGAGACCTAAGGAACCTTGGGTTATAACATTAACTAAACTTAAACCAAAAGGAGATAAAGGATGTTTATAATATCAGGAATGGGAAAAGGTGGTACTTCAATAGTATCTTGTATGCTAAGAGAGAATCCGCATATCGATCTTATGTTTGAAAACAGCGACGTATGTAGAACTCCGAAAGAAAAGTATCAGGATATAGAAAACGATAATCTGTTAAAAGGAATAGTAACAGCGGATAAAATATTATTCGGTAGTTTGTTTTTAAAACCTCAGTACATAGAAAGATTAGTCAGATGGTATCACAGGACAAAATTCTTATTCATATACAAAGATGGTAGGGATATGATAGCAGGATTAGAACCTATGGAATCATCGTCTATACTGAGTATGGTTATGGGATGGAATGATTACGTAAACAAAAGTCAAAAGTTTATAAAGAATAATCCTGGAATCTGTATGACAATAAAATATACAGACTTTGTATTAGATCCGGAACATACTCTCGATAACATATGTCAATTTATTAATGTTCCATACAGTAGTGAGATGTTTAACTTCACAATGGAAGTTCCGGAGTACAGGAAAAAGTATGGGAACAAGATAGATTTGTCGCGTATATTTTTATGGAAGAAACTTATGCGAGATAAACCTAAGCACAGATTTATGATTTTACTCCGCAGCGCAGAAAAAAATATGATGAAAAATCTTATTAAACTTGGTTATGAAAAAGGAGGGGGTAAGTGATGGATAGGGAAAGAATTAAGGAATTAGTTTTTAAAATTGCTAAAGAATGTCTTAGTGTAAAAGATATTAATGAGGATAGCAATTTAAGATTAGATTTACAAGCAAATGAATTAGATATGATTGAACTCGGTATGGCGTTGGAGGAAGAATTTTATTTAGAATCCGCAGATGATGAATTGTTTAAATGGATAACGATCTATAATATTATAGATTATATTCAGGAGAAAGTTAACCTCAACTAATAAAGGAACTATATGTTTAATAATAGAAAAATAATAAAGAAATGTAGATCTTGTGGTACAGAAATATTTTTTATTAAGCATGGGAAGAAACATCATCCTGTTAACGCAAAGGAGAAAAAGATGTTTGTTCTAGTAGAATCACTTATTAACAATGGCGCGTTTCCTAATACTAAATGGGAATTAACAAGTTGTTATGAATCTAATTTTGAGACCTGTCCTCATTCGGACACATGGAGGGTAAATGAAAAAAACAAACAATCACCCCAAACTTTATATTACTATCAATAATGATAAAGCTATTTTAAATGACGCGCAGTTACTAGATGCACTTCATATGAAATATTATCATTCAGAATTGTATTGTAATACTTGGTGGATGGGAACAAAAGTATTCAAATGCGTATTCGATCTATGGGTATATCAAGAAATAATTGTATCATTGAAACCTGATTTAATTATTGAAACAGGTACAGGTAAAGGCGGTAGCGCTTTATTCATGGCTCATGTATTAGATAATATTCATCAAGGTTCTATTATTTCAATAGACATTAAGAAAAGAAAATTACCTGAGCATGATAGAATACAATATTTTTTAGGATCATCTACAGATAAAGAAATAGTACATAGAGTAAAAGATGCTATAAAGTCATTGACTACAATGCGCAAAATATTAACATATAGCCCGCCAAAGATAATGGTTATATTAGATTCAGATCATCATGGAGAATATGTTAGGAAAGAACTCAAAGTATATTCTCATTTAGTTACTAAAGGACAATATTTAATCGTTGAGGATACAAACTTAACAGGGCATCCAATCGGTGTGTCCGGACGGGAAATGGGTCCATACGAAGCAGTTGAAGAATTCATCAAGAAAGATGGTCGATACGTTATCGATCGGTCAAGAGAGAAGTTTGGGTTGACGTTCAATCCATGCGGGTATCTATTAAGGAAGTAATAACACAGGAGGTTTACGATGGGTGAAGAAAAAAGATTAAAGACTGTAATGAGTTACAAGACAATCGAAGAGGATACAGGTAGAGTTACTATCAATGTTCCTGTTATTGAGATATGTAACCAGTCTCATGCTCAGGCGTCAGAGCTTTTATTGAATGTTTTAGGTGGTGCGTCAATCATCCCAAAGAAACAGATAGAAGCATAAATGATTGTTATCTGGGTATTCACATTGAAGTTATTTAAAATAATTTTAGCGGGGTTATTGTGCCTATTATGTTTAAGAAATATTAATTATAGTAAGTACAATTCCCGCGGATAGGATTGTATGAAAAAATGCGTCAAATGTAATACTTATATGAAACGTAGCGGAGTGCAATGCGAACGAGATGGAAAGGTAATTGTACTAGGTAATTTTAAATCATATACCTGCGGTAAGTGTGGCTACAACGAAGTAGTTGAGATTAGAACTGCAAAAAAGAAATGAGGATATTATGATAGTAATAGGTGGATTACTTCATGGTGGAACGAGTATTGTTACTGCACATCTTAAAATGCACGATAGATTAGAAATTTTCGTAGAGAATCAAAACATAGTAATGCAACCGAAATATTACCAGATACTAGAAAAATACTATGAGGAAAAAGATATTATATTATGTAACAAAATGTTATCGAATCAATTATGGTGGCCTGAAAAAAGAAAGATAGAAGTTATAGTAGAAAATTTTAAGTATAACAAATATATATTTATATTCAGAGATCCGAGAGATTTTATGTTCTCCGGTATATCTGATAGGAATCATTCTTATGAGGATTCTATCAAGACATGGAATACTTATACAAGAGACGCGTTTAAATTTTATGAAGAAAACATTGACCAATCAATTTGGTTTAGGTTTGAGGATTTTATTCAGTTTCCCGAACAACATTGCAGAAGACTTTGTAATTTTATAGGGACAGATTTCCAGGAGAATATGTTACTTTTTTATATGTACGAAGAACAATTCAGAAAAAAGTATGGACACCATATAGATCTCTCTCGATTATATCCATGGAAGAGAAGAGATGATATGGATTTTGTCAAAGCTATAAGTAAACGATTTGATCCAATGGCCATGGATAGAATAGGATATGAAGTATGAGGGAGACACAATTAACCAGTAGGTTTAGAAAGTTAATAAAGAATAGATTTACGGAATGTAATATTCCATACTTCTATTACAAAATACCTGATACAAAAGCGCTCGGAGGAATGAAACCATTCGACGCTTTTTTAGTTGTAACAGGACAGTTTATCGCAATAGAATTTAAAGTAGGAAATAATAAACCTACTAAGATGCAACAGTATAATCTTGATTTAGTTACTAAAGCAAGCGGACATTCTATTGTAGTGAACGAAGAAAACTATAAACAAATGATTATGAGAATAGTGAACGGTGCTAGGTTAACTTTCGGAAAGTTAAGCACAGTGCGAGATGTAAAGAAACGAACAACCAAACAATAAGGAGGTGGGAAAATGAGTAGAGAAAGGGTATTGCTTGAAGCGGTCTTTGAGGCCAGAGGTAAAGTGTCAGCGAATAAAGACATCCTTGCTGAGGCAACGAAAAGACTTAATCACGCGGAGGCGGCCCTCATAGAACACATGGATGATGTTGGTAAACCCTCTTTCAAACAGGAAACTTCGATAGGTATAGTTGGTGCGTCGAAGTTCGAAGTTATGAGAGCAAGTGTTAAGAAAGAGAATAAGGAAGAATTCATGTTATGGGTTGATGAAGAATGTGGCCGTAGCGATTTGATTAAGAGAGATCCGTCTATCCACGCTAAGACGTTGGAGAGTTTTATTAATCAAAGGATAGACAAAGGGGATCCGGTTCCGTCGTATGTTACGACGTATTTTCAGCCGGTATTAAAAATCGTTGATTCACATGGAAAAGCAATAAAGTAAGATCCATTTTTATCAACCCAAAGAAGGAGTAATTAATATGACAGAAGAAAACAAAGATCTTGAGAATCAAGAAAAAGCAGTAACGGAGATGCCAGCAGGTCAGCCACCTGCAAGAGTATCCGGGAAAGATGGAAAGATGCTTGGCGCTGAAGAGATTGATATGACAGAAGATGTTATCATGCCTCGAGTTGCTATACTTCAAGGACTATCTGAAATGGTAACGGATGGTAAAGGCGTGATGGGAGATCTCGCGGATTCTTTATCTAAGGAGAATCTTGGTAAGGAAATTATATTCATACCTCTTTTCCTATTCAAAACAAGAGTAATGTTTGAAGTAGGGAAAGGCCTCGTAATGATGTCAAGAGATAACATGACAGTTACTATGGCAAAGGATGAATATAAGGAACACGTTGGAAAGCCATGTGATGATCTTGAGGAATCTAAATGGCACGATAACGAAGGTCCACAATTATCTAAGGTATTGAATTTTCCTGCGCTGATTGTTTCGAAGATGAATGATTTTCCTATCTCGATTTCGTTCTTACGTACAGGAATGAAAGCTGGGAGAACTCTTACATCTTTAGTTGTTCGTGGCGGTGAAGATATGTTCGCAAGGAAATACAAACTTACTACGAGCATTGAGAAGAACGATAAAGGTGCATACGCTATTCCTCATGTTGAACTCGCTGGACGTTGTTCAGATGAAGAATATGCTATAGCCATGAAATGGTACAAAACTCTGAGAATTAAAGACATCGATGTTGATATGCAACAGGAACAACCTGACTTCGAGAAATAATAAAGACATTGGCTCCCGACTAAAGTGGGAAGTAAGATCTTATGCGCTGAGTGTAAGACGCCAAACCTGCTTGGAGGATAAGCAGGCTAAACCCCTCCAACCATTAAAAAATAATTAATCAAAAAACAAAGAAAGGATGTGATCAAATGGCAGAAGAAGATCTGAAACAAACACAATCTGAAGATGGTTCTTTATTAGAAGAACGCGGGCAAGGTATGGGTGTAGGTAATGAACGTCAAGGAGATGGCGGAACATCTACATGTAAGTGTCCTCAATGTGGAAAAACATATCCACATGATAGAGGTACACCTTGTAACTCAAAACAATGTCCTAGTTGTAATGTAGCGCTTATTGGTGCTTAATAAATAAACACACCTATTTCAACTATAATGAACTGCTTAGAGGATCAGCAGACTAAACACCTCCATCCATTATATGTAGTTAATTAACCGTTATAGAGACCTAATATAGCATCGCCTCTATAGGGTGTCTATAACGGTATTACACTAAGGAGATAATATGTCAGTGAAACTATTCAGCAAACTTTTTTCTGGTAGGACAGACGCCTACGGAATGAATAAGTTCTGTATGAAAGAACCCATTACAGATGAAGTATATAAGAAACATCTTACTGGGGAGAAACGTATTGGTACATATCCAATCATGCCTGGAAACAAAACCAGATGGATGAGTATTGATATAGACGACGAAGATTTCGAGAAAGCTGTTTCATTTCAAGCGAAGATGAAACATTTTAATATGACATCGTACATAGAAAGATCCAAATCAAAAGGTTATCATGTATGGACTTTCTTCCAGAAACCAGTTATGGCCGTTAAAGTAAGATTATTAGCTGAGATGATTTTAACTGAGTTAGATTTTAAAGTTGAGATTTTTCCTAAGCAAGATGAAATTAGTGAACGTAATCCGTATGGTAATTTTATTTACTTACCATTATTCGGTGGTTCTGTTAAAGCAGATAAAACAGTTTTCATTAATTCGTCTCGTCAAATAATAATGAAGAACTCAACTGAGCTATTAAAGATAGAATTAATGAAAGAAGAAACACTTGATTTAATTATTGAAGCTAACGAGTTGAAAAGAGAAAAGGCCAATTATACATTACCGGAAGCTGTTGAGGCTTCTAAATCTTCAAAAGGATCCCTACCTTGTATTGAGAAGATCAAACTTGGAGGATTGAAAGAGGGTGATGGTCGTAATGAATGTGCTTTTCGTTTAGCTATATTCTATAATGAAAGAGGAATGTCGCGAGATGATATTCAAACTTTATTGTCGAATTGGAATGATAGGAATAAAAATAGGTTACATAAACGAGAAATTGATACTGTAGTAGATAGTGTATTCGCAAAAAAGTATAAATCTTTTGGATGCGATTCTGCTATCATACAGGTTTTTTGTGATAAAGAAAATTGTGCATTTATTCAGGGGAAAGATAGAAAAGAGAAAATAGAAAAAGGTATTATTACTTTAGTATTTCGTGATGATCAATCTATGGTATTTAGGAAAAAGAATTATGAATATCGTATGTCTAATTTTGAATTCTCTAAGAGCGGAAAGTTTAAAACAACTTTCTCTTTATTAAAAGATAACGCACTTATATTTAAGGATGTAATTTCCCTTGATAAAGCTAGTATGAGAAAACGATTCGTATCCGCGTCTAAGGATAAGGAAATGGATTTAGATTTAATTAAGATAGAAGAACTTGTTAGGAAGCAAATTGGTAAAGAGGAAAAAGATAAGTTAGAGAAACCTAAACAACTTTATGTAATGACTGAGACAGAAAAAGTTCAAGCGTTAAAATTCCTTGAGGGAAAACCTTTTCTTCTTCATGAAGTTATCAGAGCAACAAACGAGATGGGAGTTGTTGGAGAAGAATGTTTAAGGCTTATGGTTTATCTTTGCTTTTCCTCTAGGATAACAAAAGCGCCAATGAGTATCACAGTAAAGGGGGAGGCGAGTAGTGGAAAATCATTCAGTTGTCAATGTGTTAAAAGACTTATTCCAGAAGAGGGCTATCATTTTATTACGAGAGCAACTCAGCAAGCGTTCTTTCATCTCCGTGAAGACGGAATGCAACATAAGATCATATACATTAACGAACTTCCGGGATCGGAAAGTGCTGATTATTCAATCAGAACTGCACAGTCGGAAGGAGATCTTATTCTTATGTTGCCAGTTAAAGACCCGGTCACTGGTGATATGGAAACAAAAGAGAAGCGAGTTAAAGGGCCTTGTGGGTTTCTTGTTACAACTACCAAGGCGTCTATGTTCGATGAAAATGAAACAAGGAACTTTAGTATCTTCACCGATGACTCACCTGACCTCACAAGACGTATCGGAAATATCACAGCTCGCAAAGCTCTCGGAGAAAATTTTGACATCAGTGTTGAAAAACTAAATCTGTTAAAGAATACTCAGAGATTGATGAACGCAGAATTTAAAGTAATCATCCCATTTGCTCGAGAAGTATTCGGCGCGTTTCCTGATAGGCCAGTAAGGATACGTAGGGACAGGGAAAGGTTCCGGGAACTGATAGAGAATGTAACTATGCTACATCAATTCCACAGGAAGCAGGTTAAGAAAGAAGGCCGGATGATATTAGAAGCTACGTTAGCTGATTATTATATGTCTTGTATAATAGCTGGGAGTACGTTGTTACATACTATTTATGAAATAGGTCCCGCTTCAAAGCAGGTGTGGGAAGCTATTAAGGAAATGGAATCTGATAACAATTCGAATGAGATACCGGGATCACCGCCAGAAGAGTTAACGTTCAAGTATAAGGACATAGCAGAGCAAATCAGATGGAAACCAGAAAAGACAAAGAAATGGACGTTAACGTTGTTTCAAGCAGGGATAATAGAATACGCTGAGGCTAGTGCGGGAGGTCGCGGGAGAACTGCGGTGTATAAAATAAGTAAGACAGGAAAAGACATCATAGCTAAGGCCGCGAACTTCTTACCTAGTGTTGAAGATCTCTGGCAGAAGTATCCTTGTAATCCAGATCAGTTCTATAATCCTATTACAGGTGAGAAAATAGACCCTGAAATAGCGGATGCACCAGACCAGTTGGTAATGTGATGACCATAACGGTTTATTGTGCCATAACGGTTAAAAAAAAAGTTAAGTGTATATTTTACTATGACTTACAAATAAATACCGAAACCGTTATACTGTTTCGCCTAGAGAGTATATAGGTTTTTTTATTTTTATATATAAAATAATAAAAAAAGGAGAAAAAAAGTGAAAAAAACTACCTACATCTCTAGGCATAACGGTATAACGGTTATTTTACACAGGGATTTTTTTAACCGTTATGCAAAAGTTAAGAAATTAGCAACGTAGCAAGCAAAAAGGAGAGAAAACGTCATGGAAAATTATTATTGGTTATTGCATTGTGCCAAAAAGTTGAAGGTGTTCTTCATCTCTGACATATCGCGAGAACTTTCAAATAAGGAGATATACTTCAATACAGGAGTTATAGTCCAAGCTGTTAGATACTGGATAGCAGAAGGATGTATTAAGAAGTTGAATGAAGATTACTTCCAGGATTTGAGTGGCGCTAAAGTATACAAGTATATCTATGTAAAGGATCCTGAATGATGAATGAAATAGACTGTAATAGTTATAAGTTATGGGGAATATGGAAAGAAGATCTATGCAAGTGGTGTGTAGCTCATTTTTGTAAAGAGCGTAAACATGATTATATGTCAGCGTCAGCTAAAGAAAGGGCGCGAAAGATAATGAAAGGAGATCCGAAATGATACCTATTAAATTCAAAGAGCATAACAAAGTATACGCTAAGAATCAAAAACCTTATTTACCATTACCGGTATATGAGGATGATGAACAAGGCGGAAGAGTATTTCACTGTTGGGAAGTTTCTTTCCTGGAAAAGATAATAATATTATTTACAGGAAAGTTATGGATATATATTTTAAATTTCCATAGGCCATTACATCCAATAAATCCGCTTGCATATAATCCATTTTCAAAATGTGAAATAATAGAAAAAATGATTAATAAAGAAACAGAGAAAAGAATAAAAAAAATGATCGAGAATATAAAAAAGGAGGAAGAAATTGAAAGATAATATCAAAGCAGATTTAAAAGACAATAGGGATTCTTTACTCAGAGAAGTAAAGCAAGAGAAGTCAGAGGAGTATAAGGAAGGATATTCAGATGGTGTGTTGGATGTATATAACGCATCTGTGAAGCTTATCGATACTGTAATGCCGGAGGTAGCAACAAATGAAAAAATGTAGTACGTGTTTATCTAAAAGTGACATGGGATTATGTCAGAACTTTAAGAGTCCGGAATATGGCGAGGCCGTATTGGATGATATGAAATGTGAAGAATGGGAACATGATCCGGATAAGGGGATTTAAAATGAATGAATCAAAACATATGGTATCTGTAAAGAATAAAGATGGTGAGTATATTCATCATCCAGTTCCGATAGAAGTATATGTTTACATAAGACAATTAGAAACATATATAGAGTATCCTAAGAAAAGTAAATTACTAAAATTATATGGGGATAGATTCCCGGGGGTAAAATGAAAAAAGAATATTTAATCACAGTATGTAAGATCGAAGGAGTATCGGAAGTTAAATTAACTACGTGCGATAATGAAGATCAAGCGCGTCAAGTAGCTTTACAGATGGCAAAAGAAGGTGTTCTTACTTTCAAGAAGAGTACAATGGATTACATAGCATTATTTTTCGACAAACAATAAGGAGGTTCAGATTGAAAAAGTTGCAACCTATTAACACTCACATAGTTATAGAAGTTCTACCGAGAGAGGAAGAAACTAAGTCCGGGATAATCATCCCGCAGAACGCACAGAAGAAACCAGTTGAAGGGAAAGTTGTATGCGTAAGCGCTAAGAGCGTTGATTTCAGCGAAGGTGATATTGTTATGTACGATCAATATGCCGGAACTGAGATCATGTTTGATGGAAAAGATTATCTCATAATGAAAGAAGATCTCATTATGGCGAAGAAAGTTATGGAGGAGAAAACAAATGAAATGTAAACAATGCGGATTCTGTTGCGTATACGCTGAGATCAATCTCGGTGAAGTAACGAAAGATACTGAAGCTAGCAGGAAAGATCAAGCCGAATGGTTAGCACTTCATAGAGTAGATGCTTTCATTCTTGAGAAGAATAAGAAAAAGTATTTTATATTAAGAATTCCTCAGGCGTGTGTTTATCTTACATCAGATAGGAAAACAGGTAAGTATAAGTGTAAAAATTATGATAAGCGGCCGGAAACCTGCCGGCAATGGAAGTGTAGTTTAATGATGGGTAAATAGAAAGGTGAACAATGCCAATAGATGAAGTGATGAAGTTCAAGAAAGATTACGCTAAGTTTTTGAAATGGCTCTCTTACATGAGAGATAAGCGCGAGAAAGCTGATCCGGAATCTAAGTCATGGAAAGACTTAATGGTGAAGTTTAACATCCAAGTAGTTGAACCAATGGATAGTGCATGGATACAACTCACCAATGAAGAGAAGAAACCGTTTCAGATAAAGAAAATGACTGATAGCCTAACGACGTCTAAAAGAGAGATGTTCTAACGGAGGATAAATGAAAGAGCAATGGAAAGATATCAAACTATACAGAGGTATGTATAGTATAAGTGATCGAGGTAGGGTATGGATTCACGAACAAAAGAGATCTTGTGGAAGATTATTTCCCAGTAAAATAATGAAACCTTACACAAACTCTAGTGGATATTACATAGCAACATTTCACGTAGGGAAAGCAAGATCTAGACATTTCGTCCATAGGCTTGTAGCAACGTTTTTCGTAGAAGGATATGACAGAAATAAAGTCGTCAATCATAAGAACGGAGATCGGAAAGATAATCGGGCGTGTAACCTAAATTGGATAACTCAATCCGACAATGTAAAAGAGGGATTCCGGAGAGGTCGCGTCCCATGGAATAAAGGTAAAAGGAAATCGTAAACCGTTATGGTACACCCTAGATATAGATTATACTCTTATAGGAAGTACATAACAGTTTAGCAGAAATGGAGGTTTAAATATGGAATGTAAGTTATGTGAAAAGAAAAAGACAATGGATGGACTTGTGTTTTTAGGTCATGGGCTATTTGTTAGGTTATGTGACAGGCATAATAAATACATGGCTGTATCAATAGATCATAAAAAAGAATTCTCCATGTGGGAGAAGTCTATGATAAAAAAGATTTTCTATGATGATCTGCGATTACAAGGCACGATCGACTGGAGGGTGTGTAATTGCCAAGGTCACGCGTACTGTTATTTAAGATAAAAGAAAGGAGATGATATATGGAATGTCCTCGTTGTAAGACGATGAGAAATCATCCAATGGATATTGATAGAATTTGGTTAATAGGTATGTGCATGATATGTGAAAGTGAAAATAACTAGAAAGGGGTACTGGATGCGTAATGTAACAAAGCGAACTATTGTAGATATACTTTATGGTGGATCTGATTTAAGGAAATATCAAATAGCTGATATTGTTCAAACAACATTAGGTATAATAACAGATGCTATGGTCGCGGGTAAGACAGTAGAGCTTAGGAACTTTGGAGTGTTTAAAGTCAAGATGTACAGACCAAGAACTAATGCCAGGGATGTGCGGACAGGGGAACAGGTATTAATTCCTAAGAGAAGAAGGGTTTTATTTAAGATGGGTAAGGCCATGAAACAAAAAGTAGCTAATGGAGTATCGATACACTAAAAGAAAGGAACACAATGCAGACGCCAGAATTCAATAAGATAGTACATGACAGGTTGCAAAAGATTGAGTATATATTAGCGAATAAAGCAAAGGAATATTCTCAAGATGGAGATCGTTTACACAACTTCAAAGTCGCGGCCAGGATGAAAGGAGAAACTCCTGAAGAAGCATTATGGGGGATGCTTATTAAGCACATGGTTAACGTAGAAGATTTTATAAAAGGTAGGCTTGAACCTACAAAAGAATTAGTGGATGAAAAAATAGGGGATACTATTAATTATTTTATTCTGCTTGAGGCGTTGTTGTTAGAACCTAAAAGTAAGAGTAAATTAGAATTGATAGCAGAGGTAGGTAAATTAAACCAAATGTTGTCGGAAGTTGTAGACACAACGAACATAAGTAATAAGGTGTAACTATGAAAAAGAATTACGGGATGGAATTGATATTAGAGTATAAAAGAAAGGATGTAATATGGAATTAACATTAAATATCTTGATCGGCATTATTATGCTCACATTCTTCATAGCCTTGATATGTATGAGGAAAAGCATATTAAAATTGAAACAAGATAATCTTGATTTAAAGGAAGATTATCTGGATAAGTTTAGGAGAAGCGGAATGGACTATATTAATAATCAAGATGTTCAACGTCAATTAAATGAAGCGACATTTAATCATCTTGGATTAGCATATAAGAAAGTTTATCCTGCTAGGAAAATCAAAGTAGAAATATTCAAGAAAGAAAAGTAAAGAGGTGTTATATGTATATAGTGTATTTTTTTATAGTTTTACTTTGTGGTTCTTTATGGTCGTTCGCAGGATCTAAACACACGCCTCTTGAACTTCGTAGGTTCGGCGTACCGTTGTTACTTGGATCAATAGCTGTCATGATTTTATCAGCACAAACCTTTTTAGTTGCGTTAGGTATTGTAATATCGTTATTATTGCTATGGGGATGTATTACTATAGGTTATGGTTTACCTAGTAATAACGATGATGGATCTCCATTAGGAATGTTCTGGCATGAATCATTATGGAGATATAGTACATTTAATTTAGATGAAGTTAATGATGTAGTAGGATATTATGTAAGAAGTACTATATCTTTAGCATATGCTGGATCTATGATACCATTAGCTATTGCAGGAAACGCGAGTATATGGATATTTGTTTTATTATCCGTAGTATTTATTCCATTACTTACTTGGATAGGTGCAAGGCATACTGATTTTCCAACGTATCATGTGGATAAGTACGAATTCCAAATGAGAGAGTTTTATACAGGCGTAGGTGTATCTTTATGGTGGGTATTAGTATTATTATCTTGTTAAAGAATAATAAATAAGCCTGCAAAAAAAAGGAGAATTGTATGAGCAAGATGAAAGGTGTATTAGTAACAACAGAATTTCGTGGGGTATTTTTTGGGTTTGTAAAAAATGATGCAAAGTTACCACAAGAAATCACATTAACTAAGGCGCGTAATTGTATTTATTGGAGTAGCGATTGTAAGGGCTTTTTAGGGTTAGCAAAAAGTGGGCCTACAGTGTCTTGTAAAATAGGCGCGGAAGTTTCAGAGTTAACAATATATAAAATAACAAGCGTTACGCCTGTCACTAAAGAGGCTATAAAAGCATGGGAGAAGGCATAATGGATTTTAACAATTTTTTTGTTACTAAAGACTTGGCTGTTAAATCGGTTTTGATGGGAAGTTGTCGTGTTCCCAGATTGGGGAGAGAAATACGGGATTTTTCTCAGTCAGATTTGATATGGGCTGAAAGGTTGTTCGAGAAAAACATCGATTTAAGTATCCTCCCATTATGGGCGCTTAGTTCTTCCGGCTCCGTCGACGGCTCCGGCTACGGCTACGGCTCCGGCGACGGCTCCGGCT